TCATACAAATCTCCGGCCTCTCATGGCCTCTCAGCCAAGCGACCTCTAGGGCCGCGATGTCGTTAGGATCTGCAAACAGATACCAACCAGTTGCTCCATCTGTGGTATCAATCACGGGCAGGTATGGGTCAATAACTAAAGTAAGACCGGCTTTGGCGATTACATTAGTTGTCGGATAAGGAGCCGGCGCACCAGCGTCCGCCCTCATCATTGTCATCGAGTTGAGGATAGCAAGTGCCGTCATTTCAAGAGCCGGGGGGACAACTAGATATTTAGCTCTGTTCATGATAGGCTCACCGTTGTCGTCAACCATAGCCGCCATAGACTCAAAACCTGTCTCCAGGTTAGCTATAGTCAGCGCACCGGCCGCCATGTTTCCATGAGCGCCAGTATAAGTAACCGCATTCCTCGCATAGAGTGTAGTTACAACCCTGTGTTCAGTCCTGACAGCCGCGCGGGCGAAGCGAGTGGGTGTATCTTTCAAGGCGCCTAGGTCATCGTTAACCAAAGCCTCCCAAGATATGTCGAACTGGCGACCATATTTCTTGACCGATAATTCGAACTTGGCTTCATCTCTCGGTGAAGCAAGGTATTCACCCTTCTCGGCGACTAAATCAAGGTGCTGGTCACCACCGGTAATAGCGAAGCGATAAGCAGTCTTGAAATCCTTTACGGTAGACTTTTTAACAAAGGCTTTCCATACCGGGTCAACCGCTTTATAGGCTGCCAATACCTGTCTGTCCAGTACATCACCGAACATTATAGGGAAGTCTGAGGTTGTTAATGCTTCCCTGAGTAGGTATTCGTGTCTGTGGACTGGGTGGCCAGCCGCATTAGTGAGTAGATCAATCGTTGCATTTAATCTTTGATCGTAGCCCTCACCTCTGGCAGCTTCCTTGATGGCGGCATAACCGTTCCAGTCCTCCATCAATTTCATGAAATCCATTGAGGTTTCCTCCTGTGATTATTTAGTTGGTCTTAACAAACTTCTCTAAAGCAATTAAAACCGCTGGGGAAATCTTGAGCGTGTCAGGCAAAGTTACCTTCTGGAATACTACCTCAACTTCTTCAGATAGCAGTTCTTTAAACTCCGCTGTGAACTTAGCCCACCCTTCATCACCCGGCTCAATACTTATTTGATTAGGGTTCTTTGGATCAGGCTTCCCGTACATCTTAACAAGCCCGTCTCGCACCTGTTCTATTGGTATCAGAAATTCATTGAGTTTCTGTACCAGTTTAACTAATGCTAGGCTTACTTTGACCAGGAATTGTTGTCCAATAAGTTCCGTCAGTGGTGCCTTGGCGTTCAAGATTTCCATATTAGTTAGTTTCATTTTGTCGCTCCCTTTTTAATTAACCTTTTTGCTTAGGCTTCGTAAAGCCTAATAACCCGATCTACTGCATCGCCGGCCAACCGTACTCTTATAGCAAAGTCAGCATCAGCATCGTTGTTGGTCTCATCTTCCAGAACCATAGTATTACCCTCAGCGCCGGCAGCATTATCAAACTGTAGGAAGTATTGACAATTTGCAGCCGCAGCCCCGCCAGCATATCGAATCATGCAAGTGAAGCCGAAGCCCAAAGCGCTCTCGAACTCGATACCGTACATACCAATGGCCTTGGATTCAATCTTGATACCAGCTAACGCATTGGCTGATTCCTGAAGGATATAGATACCATAGTCGGGGAAAGAAGTCCCGCCGCCACCCTGAACAACATGAAGTCCGGCAGTCCTACCAGCATTATTATGCTCGATACCGTTCATATAAATGAACACGCCGTTAATCCAGCCATTCTCAGCCGGGAAAGTTCCGGTAATCGCTGAAGTAAGAGACTGATCCATCGTGAACAATGCGGCATTAAGGCTATCGCCTATGGTAGTAGTGAAGCCCGGGTTGTTGAGGTAAATCTGTCCACTAATACAGGCAACCTGGTTTACGGTTAAAGCTACCGGATCAGCAGGGATGATATACCCAAGACCATGAACACCAATCATGTTCTGGATGTCGTGCTTAATATCCTGCCGTGAGTAGATGTTATAAACACCACCAGCAGTAATATCATCAGTAGTGACCATATAAATGCGCTGTGCATTGATATAATCGGTTAGGACACCAACTGAGAACGCCATTGATTTGAGATGGTTCCCAGTAACGCCCCATGCAATCGGGTTGGTCGTAGTACCCTGAACGTGGTCTAAGCCCTTGTCAGCCACTCCACCAAGCAGGATGATTTCCTTGTGAACCTTAACAGCGATAACGCCTGATCCACCAGCCACTAAGCTGCCATAGGCGACACCAAACGGAACCTGGACAACACTGTTACTTATCTTGCTAATCTCAGCGTCTCCGGTACCATCGGCATCAGCAACTCCGGGTAAAGCCCCAGCCCTGATATAAAGCTGGTCGCCAAATTCTATAGCTCTGTCACCGTCATCATCCTCACCGTAAACGGTAAGATTGAAGATACCCTCGGTGTCAACAGAGATAAGGTCTGAGGTTGCAGCGCCGGCAATGCGCGCCACACCAACAACAACCCCGTAAGTAGTTTGAACACCCGCATCACAAATGATAACCGGGTCACGCACATCGACAAATCCATCAGCGTGCTTAGGATGTATTAGCTCGTCCTCGCGAGCTGATAGTATTCTGCCCTCATCGGATGAGGACACTTCAGTACCGGCATCTAAATCGCCGGTATAAACGCCTGCAGTTACTCCTGGCATTTTTGTATACCTCCTGTGTTAATTATTGTCTTGATTAGCCTTTTGCGGCTATTTCGGCCTCTGTGTCTGACATACCCAACGCCTTGAATCCCTCGACCAGTTTCTCATAACTGGCTTTCGGATCAACCTTCGGGGAACCCATCCCCTTGACCGTGCTGGACTCAGACAGTTTAGCAATATAATCCTTTTCGGCCTGTATTGCTTCAGCCACTCCGTCCGCGCTCTCAGCGCTCTTGAACTTCTCAATTACCCGTTCCTTGGCAATGTCAGGTAGTTCAGCCTTGTCTACAGCCTCTTTAATCGAGGCTTGTGCTTCAGCTATCACCTTATCTTTCTCTGCCTTGTCTGCGGCTTCCTTGAGGCCGTCTCGCTCTGTAGTTAGACCAGCAACCTGGCCTTCGAGTTCCTTGACTTTCTCTTCTAATTCCACTTTGTTCTTGACCTCCTGTTGAATTTCTGCCCTTAAATTAGCCTCAATAAGTTTAACTAAGTCAGGGCGTTTTTCCTGTAAGCCTGATAGTTCAATCAGGTCTACATCCCTAGATTTGTCCGATTCGTAAAATGTGACAATCCCACCGGCGCCGGGTTCAGTGACAAAGTCGACCGACCGGCAAGCTATTAGCTTTTCAATTACTAGGGTTTTCTTATTATCTACGGTTGATTCAATAGCCTTGCCAACTGCATTGATTGAAATGCCCATCTCTGAAAGCAATTGCTTATCTCGCAGTGTAGCCAGCTTTGTCATTAACCAAGGTTCGACAATTTCAGCAATCCCAGTAACTATTCCCGCCTCGTCACACGTAACGTCTTTCAGTACAGCTACCCACCCTGTACTTTTAACCGACCTTTCTGGTAATGCTTTATCTTCTGCAACTGTGGGGTGATCGGCATACATCTTCATTCCCTCGAAGACGCTATAATCTCTTTTTAGCATTTCCATCGGATAGTATCTGTCTTCGCTTGAATTGAATCCGGGCTTGATAACAATTACCGTAGCCCTGCCCCTATCGAACTTGGCTTCGGTAAGAGGCGTATAATCGATAACCTCTTCTCTCGTTTCAGACTCCTTGACCCATTTTGGCATATCGTCTACCTCCGTACCGAGATTCCTGTATTCAGTTCTTAACCGGTGCTTGACCTCTGTTAATGCCGATGCTGGTATATTGGCTTTTATTCCCCTGTACCCGCCCGGGCTTAACGATGCAGAGGCTTTGGCTAGAAGCGCCTTAATTGGCGTGTCGCCGTTTTCGCATATCCGAAGGCTCCAGGTATCGGAGTTATTCTTATCAGGTGCATAGGCGAAAGAATCTGCCGAATATTTCATGCCCTCTTCAATCTTTATAATAGGCTGCTCCTGCAACCAAGTAAGAACACCATCAGCCTCTTTGGTGGTTTTGGTTATCTTGATTTCATCAGTACCGTCAGACGATAGAAGCTCCTGGCACAATTCGACTATCTTTTTAATACGGCTTGAATCAAGGTTAGCATTACGCTTCCCCGCTTCCTGTATAATCTCTGAGTATTTAGCCTGTAGTGATTCCATGGGGGTGTAACTGGTTTGTTTGACAACCTTCTCCGGTTCACCCTCAAAGGCTACAGCGCCATCATCTCCCAGGTTATAGCTCACCCTGTATAATTGCTCCCCGATACGATAAATGAGATAATCATCATAGACCTCTGAAACATACAACCCAGTGGGGTCAGGGTTAAATTCAGGCTTTACCATGTACTTATCCGCTACCGCCGTTTGAAGCAGGTCTCTTTTATTATCTGCACTGAGTTCCCCGGCGGCCTCTGCCGTGCGTTTCTCTCCTGCCATCTTAGCCAACATGGGACCACCACATTTAGCGCACACTTGAGTATTGCACTTGACTCCTACGCCAACCGTGACCTCAGTTTTACACGTTGAACAGACACAAGCATGATCGCCATGCGGGTGAACTGCTTCTTTAGTTTTTGCCATAATGACCTCCTGAAATATAAAAAAGAACCGGAAACCTGAGCTATTAACTCAAGGCCTCCGGTTCTTCCGTTTGGGCTAGTTTATTCTATTGGCGGTCTATAGTTATCTTAATATGACTAAGCGAATTATTAGCTTTACTGGTTTATCCTGGGGCAGTCCTAAGAACGGGCAATATTCAAGAATATCTAAGTTGATTCGCTGCGGTCGTGGTTTCCTTCTTAATAACGTCGGTGTCACTTTGTGAGCCACACGGCGAACTATATCAAACGCATCTTTGTCTGCTACTTCACAATCAAGGATTGCCCCGAACTTTTTATATGGACGCGCTATCTCCGAATCCTTGATAAATATGGGGTTAAGTCCCCTCCGCTTTCCTCTGGTTTCGTTAAATTGTTTAATATCATCTCTGACAGTAGTGTGTAGAATTTGCTCGAACTCCATCAAGGTTCCTCCCTTTAATCCAGCTTTACCGTCCTCTCAATAGTTATAAGAGTCGGCTTGCCATTCCGTATTTGTACCTTTATTGTACCATATTCTATCGGCCAGTTTATCTTCTCAAGTTCCTTCTTGAGTTCTATATCAGTCATTCTGACTCCTTATTTCTTCAACATCACCGGGGCTAACGAACACCTACAGTTAGGATGTTGAGGTGGAGCCATTACCCCGCTGCTGAATGATTGCTCTCGCGGTATCGCCCCATCAGCTTCATTCCCCATACAAGGTTCACTAACGCGGTCATCACCTGCGGTTAGCCATTCTTTACCGGTAATCTCCATCTCCCTCATCTTGTCGAGTTGTGCTTGACTGAGGGCGTTAGATGTTTCGGTTCGGGCTATCATTTCAGCCCTTGATGCTAGTGTTCGTCCTTTAATCTCTGATTTAGCACCCCTGGCCATCCAGTCAAACTTGTGCCGGATATCGCTTTTAATGCCGGGTATGCCCCGTTTGTTTTTAATGCCGTCTGATATGACCTTGGATATCTGCTTCCGGGTAGTTTCATTTAAGCCATCAACCAGTTTAGCTTTACTGATATGACTCTTGGCGTAAGCAATCGCCTCATCTATCGGCGGTCCTTCAAACTGTATCGGTATGCCCATCTTGGTAGTACCGTAAGTCATCATCTCAACAGCGCCTTGGATATAGGCAGTGGTAGCGCTATCAATCAATACTTTGCTCAGGTCTTTAGTAAAGAACCTCAATAACGGCTCTATCACATCATCCGCCTCAGACTCAGCACTTTCCTTGACGTTGCGTGTATATACTTTGTCTATACTGGAATAAGGGTAGGCAGTAGCTAAAGCCCGGAAATACTTACTTAGTTTTATTCTTAGCGCGCCTTCTAGTTTTTGGCTTTGGGGGCTGTTGATGTCCGCCGGCATTCCCGCTTCCAGTAAGTCGATTATCTCCGTTAGCTCCTGTATTACTGTCATTAGCTTTCACCTTACTTGAGTTAATAATCGCACTAGCAATATCCATTGTCTCATCAATAGTCTTACCTTTTATTGGCACTGGGATTATGAGAGAGTGAGGGTATTCGCTATTACTGTCATCTTCTACCTCGTCTTTGGGCTTCATTGCCCAGCCCTGGCATCCTTTTTCGCCACAATCACAAGGCTCAGCAACTAATCCCATTTCATGTAATTCGTCTATTGTCAAATGAGACTTCGCAGCATAGCTTAGTTCAAACGCTTCCTTGGTCAAGAATTTACTGTCATCAGCATTTACCTCACGCTGGTCATCAAATTTCCATACATAGTGATTGGGTTTCCCGCAGGGACACATTCTGTCCTCAATAGGTATGTTTTCAAATTCCTCTTGACTTTGAATGATTACGTCATGGCCACATGGCATATCGATGACATAAGGGAAAGTCAGTTTCTCAGCGGCTTCTTTCTTGCACTCTGCCCACATAGTATCGATATCTTTATCAGTGTTTGTTTGAGTTCCTTTCCCCATAATCCTGAAGTAGATACCGATAATTCTTCCCTCTAAATAAGCGCTTACTCGCCCTATTAACCCCGCATCTTTGTCAATCTCTTTACGGGCTTCTAACACTAATTCCTCAAACTCGCCAGCTTTGCCAAGGGCAGTATCCACCTTCTTAGCCAATGTTTTAGTTGAAGACATTGAGTCCTCTCCTGTACCATTACAAGTCTCGCAATCAACCCGTAGCAGGCCGCCCCGGTATTCCTTGAACCCTGTACCATTGCATTCAGTACACTTACTCATTTTGTCGCTCTCCTTATTGACTCCCTTTTTCTAT